AATGCGCTCAGCGTCCAGTCGACGGCATCCTGCCAGCGCGCCAACTCCCACCCTAACCAAGCAAGGTTCAGTGCCAGCAGATCATAGCCGTCGTTCATCTCTCAAACATACTCAATGCCAACGGGAGAACTCCTACAAAACACAGAGTAACAGCCTCCCATGTGATACCGTGAATGACTATCTGTTCACATGCTGTCGCCACAATCGCGCCGCCTATGGTCTTCTGCATCGACCACCGCAACAGCTTGCCTTTGCTGTTTACTATGTCACTGCCCAGGGTCTGCCATGAACCCGATGAGTCCCTGGAATTCCTCAGCGACTTCGAAAGACGGGCAAGCCTTCGTACTAAACTCCCGGTGTCCATGTAGCGTCAGAGGTTTATTTAGTGTGATGCACAGCGATCGGCACAGGCGCTTGATGCTGTACTTCTGTTCGCGCGTCATGGTGTTCTTTGGGTGGCCGCTGATGTCCAGCCCACCGATGTAACAGATGCCGATGCTGTCGGCGTTGTGGCCTTTGACGTGCGCGCCGGTATCGCTAATCGGTCGCCCGCTTTCTACGGTCCCGTCAAGGCGCACAACGTAGTGGTAACCGATGTCTCGCCACCCGCGCGACAGGTGCCACGCGCGTATGGTTTCGGCTGTGAAGTCCTCGCCCTCCCTGGTGGCTGAGCAGTGCAGTATTACTCTGTTTATGTCCCTCACTTGCTCTTGCGTTGGATGACGTACCACTGGCCATCATGGCACAGCACGGCAATGCCGTCGTAGTCGCGGTTCATTTCGTAATAGCTGTTGCCGTCGATGCGCACGCCGCTGTTGTACTCGTCGGTTACGATGCCGATGCGGTAGTATGTGTTGGCGCCAATAGTCGAATCACTCTTAAACCTGAACATGCGGCCCTCGCTTTCGCCTGTACGCGGCAAGTACACCACGCCGCCACCTGTCGCGGCATCGTTCCAGGTGTTCATATACACGTACGTTTGGTCGGTTGCTTGGATTGTGTGGCTGCTGCCTACGTTATGTTCCAGCAACGTGATGCGGTGGTACAGCGGGCCGATGTTCGTTGTGGGCTGCATAGCGCGACCCGCCGTGAAGTCGTCAGCGAAGCCACCAACGGTGAGCTTAGGTTGCTGCACCTGTTGCGTCAGCGCGTTGAGCGTCATGGGCAGCAGGTCGTTTTGGCCGGTGCGCACAATACCGTCGGCGCGCGGTGGATCGTCGGCGCTGGTGATGCCGCTGCTGTCCCACGCAATCTTATAGCGCTCCACCGTCGTCTCGTCCATGTTCGCACTGAACGACAGTTCAAACGGCACATAGTAGTCGCTGCCCTCTACCATCGTGTGCCACATCTCCACGCGCCGCGTGACCGTACCACGATGAATCTTGGTGGCGTACTTCTGTCGTGCCAGCGCCTCGTTTACGCCAAGCCTATGCAACGGCAACGGGCCAGCCGTTTGGCTGCTCTTCCATTCGTTTTCGAATCTGCTGAGTAGATCCAAGCCGTACAACTTGCCTTGCGCACTGTGTGCGATGTTGTCACCGAACAGCACTTCGCCCTGATCCAGTACCAGGGTGTTGTCGTTGTGCGTGGCGCGGTATGTCACTAGGTCGGCATTGCTGCCGTTGTCGTCAACGACCTCCACACCGAAGTCAATAAAGAAATCTTCGCTGGTGTAGCTGCTGGTTACGTCGGTGTTGTTGTCCTCGTTAATGAACTTCACCACCGCCGTCACGTCTAGGCCGTCCTCCTCGCTAGGCAGGGAGTCAGTGACGAAGCCGTAGCTAGTGTTGGCATTGCACCCATTGCTACGGTCAAAACTCAGCACGTCGATTACGTAGCGGTCGCTGCTGTCGGTTGTCCACTCCTCTGGCTGGTAATACTTGGAATCTGCCTTCAGCATTATTTCCACCTCCAGGTGTACGCGCGACTCAGGCAAGCCAAACAGGAACGAAGCGTCGGGCGACACCTGAAACTCGACGTAACCCGATACGCGAAACTTGGTACCCACTTCATACGTGCGGTCGCTGTCGGCCAGCGTGACGTTTACGCCTGTGGTGACCACCGTGTCATCGTTGCCGCGCACCACGTACATGTTGCCATTGTATCGCCTAGTACGCTCAACCGACTTGACCGGCGGCAGGTGAGTAAACGTGTGGCCCGCCAGCTTTTCGTAGTCGGTGCCGTAAATAGGCTTGTACTCGTTGTTGAACTCCAAGATGTAGCCAATGGACCACGTAACGCTGTCGGCATCCTTGTCTACCTGCTTGACCAACGAGCCTATTGCCTCGGCATCGCTGACGCGCTGGTGTGCGTTGATTGGCCAAAACCAAAAGACGCCCTTGCTTTGAAATACGCGCGCATTAAAGCAGGTGGCAAGGCTGCTGAGTATGTCGTACGCGCTGTAAGCTTCGGTGGTCCCGTCGCTGTTGATGGTGACTGGCACTGTGGCCAGTGTCAAAGCAAGTGGATCGCTGTCGTCGGCGGTGTCGCTTAGCTCGGTGTCGTTGAGGTAGCGCAACAGCGGCTCACCGTTGGGCCATAGGCTGTATTGACGCAGGCCGCCCAGACACCGCACGATGTGCTTGGTCACGTTCAAACCTGCGGTACCTACATCACCGAGATTCAGACTAAATGGCACGTCCTGCAAGTTGCCCAGGTCGTCGCTGGCCGTCAGCCGCACTGCAGTCGGGAACGGCTCGTCGGCGCGCTCTATCTGTTCGGCAAGCAGTACGCCGCGCCAATAAATGTCATTCTGATTGTCTGGGTCTTCGTAGATCTCCAGCAACAGGCGCCCTTCGGGAAAGCTATACAGCAGGTCGAGCGTCTGCGTGTGCGCACTGGCGTTCTCGTACATGGTGAACTCCACCGTACTGCCAATGATGGGCTGGTGCTGCTGCTCATTGGCGCCGCTGTACTTCAACACAAAACCTTCGCTGCCGACGTTGAACTCGGCTTTGTTGGCGCTGTTCCACGTCGCATTGGTGTCCCAAATGCTGATGCGGTACACGCGCCCTATGTCGTTCTTGAACTCAGCGTATAGTCGTTCTCCTGCCATTAGAAACCTCTTACTCGGTTGCGGTCAAAGCCTGCGCGCTCGCTGCTGATCAAGATGTCCCGGCCATCGAGGCGACCCGTAACGGTGACGGCGCTACCACCAATCATGCTTTGCAACTTGTCCAGCGGTGCAATCACCTCTGGGTTGGTCAGGCTGGTGCCCGGTCCCTCGCCGATCATCCCGAGGACTGGCCCGGTAACCAATCCACCTGCGGCAAAGCCAGGTATACCCATGCCCGCACCCATGAACGCGCCAAAGCCAGCCTTACCACCTGTCAGCTCAGCCACACCCGTAGCGCCGCCGGTCAATACAGCCAGCACAGCAAACGTAGCTGCCAACGCTGCGGCCTTCTTAATCAGTCGGCCTAGCACATCCATCATGTACTCGCCAAAGCTTTGCGTACTGTCCATGATGGCCGTGAACGCGCCTTCAAAGAATCCTGGCAACTGATCGCGGGCAACCTGCGCAAGCGCACTCAGGCGTGTGGTAACCGTCTCGCTCAGCACCTCATAGCTACCCTTCAGCGTATGCACCGCTGCCGACTGCGCCATGATGTCGCTGGCCGTAGTGCGCTGCAACTCCTGCGCCTTCTTCATGGCCGGTAGCATATCGACCATGACCGTTTCGGCTAGCTGTTCGGCGTTGCTTACTTCCTGTTTAGTAGGTGCAGGCAAAGCGCTAATGGTGACGCCTTCACCGTACTCGAGGTCGGCGGTCGCTTTGGTCAGCTCCCAGATGGCATCACTGGTATCCTGAATCTGATCATTGTAGCGGCCTACGTTGTTCCTGCTGATTTGCTTATCGAACTTGTCGCCCAGGCTACCTACGCTTGCCGCCGCTTCCTCTACCGCCTTCGCTTGCTTGAGCTGCGCCAGCTCGGTTTCCAAGGCGCGGCGCTTCGTGTTCAAGGCAAGTATCGCTTGCTCCTTGTCCAGCTCTTTGGTGCGTACGATGAAGTTTTCTGTTTCTTCGCGCGTCGTCTTTACGCTAGCCTTCAGCGTGGCCATGGCGGTGACAAGCAAAGTCACGCCGGCCACCACCGCGCCCAGTGGGTTGGCAGCCATCACCACATTCAGCGCCAGCATAGCCGTGCGCGCCTTCATCAATGCGCTCACCATCATCATGATGGGACCGGCAGCAGCAGCGATAGCGGCAACGGTTAGTGCCACTTGCTTTTGCCTGTCGGTCAGGTCGGTGAAGCTGCGCACCAACTCTTGGATGCGTGGGATGAGCGGGCGCAGCATGTCGTTGATGAGCCGCCCGAACTCCTCGCTTAGGTCGCCCAACGTATTCTTCAGCTGGGTAAACGGTCCCATGCCAGCGGCTGCCGCCGCCTCGGCACTGCCACCGTATTGCTTTTCCAGCTCGTCCAGTATGATGGTCTGAGCTTCAGCCAGCCGCCCGCTTTCGGTCAGCGCCTTGATGACTTCCTTCTGATCGGCGCTGAACTGGATACCCGCACGCGACAGCGCGGTGAGGTTGGCAATGGGATCGTTGAGCGCCTTGCCCAATTGAATGCTCGCGCTCTTTAGGTCGCCATCCAATCGCGTGGCAAGGTCCAGCGCCACTTGCTGCGTGCGTGCGAAGTTGTCGCCGGCGATATTGGTGAACGTCAGTAGCTGTGCCGTTGCGTCTTTTAGGATTGCCTCGTCACCGAACAGCGTCTTGTTCTGCAAGTCGCTGGCCATCTGCTGCAACTGCTCAGACGTAAACCCAACCTGGTCACCCGTCGACTTTAGACCCGCTTCAACTTGCGCAATCGCTTTGGCCTGTTCGTCAAACGCCTTCACCGCGCTGGCTCCCATAATGGCCAACGGTGCCGTGATGCCCACGGTCATGTTGCGGCCAACGTTGCTGACCATGCCTTGGATCTCGCCAAACTCGCGCCTGAAGTTGCCCTTCACCCGCCGCAAGTCGGCGTTTAGTTTGGTCATGCCGTCGCGCGACAGACCAATGCTAACTTTTAGATCCTTAAGCTTTGCCATTGTTCATGCGGTTGAGTGCGTTGGCAATCAATTTATTGTTGCCCTTGCCCTTGCTCTTCTTCTCCCATGGGAAGATACACAGGTCTGTAGGCTTTATTCGGCTTCCCTTCTTGCTATGTGGCTGTAGCGCAAGCGTTGCCGACCACCGTGTACGCTCCCACTCCTGGCGCTGTTGCATCTCCTCCCACTGGTGCATGCCTTGCGCGGCCATGACGAACTCGTCAAACGTCATGTCGTAAAACACAGAAGGGCTGAACCGTAATTGGCCCAACCCTATCTGCATGCACTTCTCGAAAGTCAGCGGGTCGCCGCTACTTTTTTTTTGTGGTGCCGCCGCCGAGCATGTCGCCCACGGCAGTACCCAGCGCCTCGAGATCTGTGAAGTCGATGAGTCCTAGGAAGTCATCCAGCTCATACTTAAACGGCACGTCGGCGTGCTTAGCGCCAGACTGTGCCATGAAGTACACCAGCGTTCCTACCTCCACCACGTCGTCGCTCAGCTTGCCGATGTCAATGCCGGCTTCGCGCTTGGCGTTGGCCAAGGCGCGCATATCGCAACGCAACGTGAACTCCTTACCGCTTAGCGTCAGCTTCATTAAGCAACAACCTGGGTAATAGCGCCGGTGATTTCAAACGTAGCTGAGTAGCTCACGTTGTCCTCGGTGGCCGCGCTCACCTCCACGCTGGTGCAGAATGCACTGCAGGTGTAGTTGTAGTCATCGGTAGCACCATCGAAACCGAACACCAGCGCAACCGCCGTGCGGTCGGTGAGCGTGGTGAACAGCGTACCGCCAGCACCGCCGGCACCGTCGTCGTCAACGAGGCCGCTCACGCTGATGCTACCCGAGCGCAGACCCTCCAGCAACTCACGGTATCCCGCGCTGTCTTTGGTGGTGATGTCGCGCGTCTCCATGCTGATGGAAATGCTGCCTTCGGTTTGATCGGGCAACGCCGTGCCGCCGATGCTCAGAAGGTATACTGTGCCGTTAAGAATGGCCATTACTTCGTGTCTTTAGTGTTGTTCGCGATAATTGCATTGAACAGCAGATCCACGTATGCAAATACGCGGTCATCTGAAATACTCGGTGTCAGGTTCACTACCACCTTGGCAAAAGCCATTGCCGCCAGAAGCAGCTCGGCCCAGTGTTGTACAATGAAATCCATGCCAGCAATTTACAGACTATCACCGAACCAACCCGCCGCCTCAGCTTGTTCTTGTGTCAAAACTTCTGCGTCACTGGGCATGAGGTATTGGAACATCACGACGTCGTTGGTAGCCAGGTAGAACGTCATGGCGTCGCGCTCCTCCTGCGTAAGCTGTGGGAACAGCGCGATGAGTGCATGCAGGTCGCGCTCAGGGTGAACGCTTATAGCTAGATCGGTGTCGCCCACGCACGCCCACTGCCCGGTAGTTGGGTGCTGGATAGTGGCCAGCAGCATGGTCGTGGTGCGCCCTGGTTCGTGGAGGTGCTTGGGCAACTTCAGGTTGTACAGCTCGCGGCTGATGCCCTTGGCGCGTTGCTCGCTGGTCAGGTTCAAGCGCGCGGTAACGGGAAGGTATACGGTAGCCATTACGGTGTGTAAATGCTGAAGTAGGTGTTGATGTCAGACTCGATGCCGGTGCGGTTGCTTGATTGGTCAGAGTCGTAA